AGAAAGGCTAAGGCCCTTGGCAGCCATCGCATTGTCGATTGCCTTGTTACCTTGCTGCTGCGTGAACTGATAGCCTGGAGTTTGCTCTAGCTGCTGCATCGTCGGATTGAACGAGAACTGCATTCCTCCGAGCTTGCCGAGTTGTGCCTGCATTCCAGGGATATTGTTGGTCCCAAGCGCCATATACGGCTGCAAGTTCTGCTGCATCTGCTGAAACTGCTGCCATTGCAGAGCTGAGGCGTTGTTTGCCGCTTGAGCTTGAGTATTTGCCGCATCTGACGCGGCAGACGCCGACATAGCGGATCCAGCCAAGCCCGCTGCGGCTGCGCCACCAATTGCAGCAGCTATGCACATGTCTAACCTCTCGGAAGATCTTTGAGTTTGAGTTCCATCACCACGTCGTCGGCTATATAGCCGCGTCGCTGAAGAATCTCGTACATCTTTCCGGCCCTCGTGACCGGCCAGCCAATGATGCTGACGCCGCGCTCGCGGAGCGTGTCCTCGATATGCGACATGAAGCGCGGCATAGAAAACCGATGATCTGGCTGCACATAGAACGTATCGACGTTTCCGCACAACTCGGTTTTCAGGTGCAGGCTTTTGTAAAGGATCAGCAGCGCATACCCGCGCAAGATGCGGCCCTCATCTCGCAATGTCATTGCGATCAAAGAATGGTGAGCGGCCAAATAAAGAAACTGATCGATGTTCGGGTCAATCTGAAGTCCGCGCTGTCCATGATAGGCGCAGGTGTCTTTCTTGATCTCCGAACATTCGTCCCAGCTTTGCTGGCCAAGCGGAATAATCTCGTCCGCAAGTTCGCGCGTGAAAGGTTCGATGGCAATCTTCATTTGGCATCAACCCATCCCACCAATGGTGTATACCTCGCTGGTAGGCGTGATAGGTGCGCCAGTCGTATTCACGTACTGGATCGCAAGGGTGTTTGCCGCAGAAACGCGCACGTTGCCGATCGACAATCCAACTTGGTGAGATGCCTTGTTGATGTCAACTGAATCGCCCACAGCGAGACCCTGAACCGTGAAGGTCTGTTCGGCTGTAGTGTTTTGATTTACAGCGGCAGGCGTCAATGTCTGCTTGATGACGTACATGCGCGTGATTTTGGTCGAGCCGGTACCCTTCATGGACAGTGAATTGAGGTTTGCGTCATCCGTCGCGACGCCCTGATAGTTGCTCATCGTTTATCTCCTAAGAGCCTGAAGTCTCATAAACGCCGCCAACAAGCGTCACAGCGCCCGCTGTCCCGGCCAAGGCCTGCAAAGTCGAACCGGGCGCAAGTTGCAGGCCGATGGCTTGCGGCGGTACATAGGTTTGTCCTGCGGCCAATGAGAAGGCCGAAAGAAATGTGTTTCCAGTTCCTGCTGCACCCCCGGAAGGGACCGCATAAAGCGTTACAGTTACTGGGCTAGCCGAGGTGTTGGTCAACGACAGGTTGTTGACCGTCGACGTCGTCCCAGCCGGCGCGGTGTAATAAACTGCCGCAGCCGTGGTGAGCTGCGCGGGCGTAATGGCCTTTGGAACGCGCTGCATTACCTCATCCCCTTCACATAGACTTTGCTGGTGCCGATAGGAATTGCGCTCGTGAACGTCAGCGTTGTTCCGTTCAATGAATACTGATCGTCGCCTTGGAATGCAGCATCAAAGAACACCCATAGCTGCTGTGCATTGGCGAATGAATTCCCCAGCGTCAAAGTGGTCGTCGTGCCGGGCGTAAAATCTGTGCCGCTTGAGAATGTCTGATCGGCAACGCTCCCTCCAGTACTCGCGGAGACAGTAGGCGCGAAGATCATCTCCGACATTGAGTCTTTCGGCCCGATCATTCCGAAGATTGCCTCGCCAGCCAGAGCGTTTGGGCCTACCACTTGGCTTACTGGAGCGAACGTATCCTCAAGGCTCAATACATCAGCAAGCGTGAGCGACGACCCTCCGCTCGTTCCTCCCGTGCGCCTGAAGAGTTGGACGAGGAACATGAACCACGCCTCATTGATGAGGCCCGTCCTAGCATCCACAAAGGGAACCGAAATGAGCGGAACATCGGCTGCGATCGTGCTCATTGGTTATTTGACTGGGCTTCCACCCAGGCACCCAATAAAGCCGTTTTGCATGGAGCCGACCATGAGAGTTCGAACACTCGATCGCGAGCCATCCCAAGCCGCTGAAACTGAATCGACTTGATGTATTCCCCCTCCATGCCGAGGCTACCCTCTATCGCATTGCCCCACGACCGGCCGCGGGTATCACTCCAGCGCAGGAAGACAGGCACAGATCCGTTGTTTGCGCCGTTGCCGACTTCCATATTGGCGATGAATTCTCGATACCTGATCCGGTCGCTGTTGTCGTCAACACTATGAGCAAAGGATCGAATGCGGGGGATAGGATTACCGTTGTCCGTGTAGTTGTTCACGTCCCACAGATACAAATTCCCGTTCTGCCAATCCCCTACAATGGGCTGACCGTACAAGGACGCATAGCAATTCGCGCGATGACGATGGAGATTGCCGTTCGTGTCGACCCAGTTGAGCTCGTTCCATTGACCCGTGCTCAAATCGTACTGCCATGTCTTGTCGGCAGTAGGGAAGGTGAGCACGTAGAAGAAGTGGCCGTCGATTTCGTACGTAAAACCGATCGCGTCAGATAGCGTCGCGTACCCGGCGAGTTCATTGTCGAGAGCAAACGTCGAGATATGCTCGGCGTTGAACTGCCGGGAACGACATACAAAGGCTACGCCTTGAGGGGATTGGGCGAGCCAATAGATATCCCCGTCCATCTGGGCGATCGAACCCACGGCTCCACATCCGTACTGCATGAACACGCCAGGAAGGCGCTCCATCGCGAACGTGGTATCACCAGCATCGAACCAGACCTCTGTCGTGGCCACGCCCAGCAAGTAGATGTATCGTTTCGTTACAGCCACACCCACCAACTTGTCCGAGTATCCAGACTTGCTAGCGAAATCCGTTGCGTCGAACTGGATCGTATTCGCAAGTGAGATGTAAAACTCTTGCGTATTCGGGTCGTTTAGGACAAGGAACCCATCCAGGAAGTCAACCGTGTTTGCGCCCAAGAATGCAGAATCCGTGATCGGCGCGAATGTATTGGTGGAAAGCTTGACGGTGTAACCGACATTCGTCCCGTCAACCATGACGAGGTAGTTGGCGTTGTCGACCATCGAGACTTTGCCCGTCTGAGTGGCAATGTCACCAAGCTTCGTAAGTCCCCAAGTTGAGCTGATGGCATACACCGACGAACCGCATACTCCATATCCCGTACCGTTCGAAGCTGCGTACAGACCCCGCCAGCCAGACCCAAATGATGGCGTTGCGGTGGCCTTGAGGGTGAGGCCAGGGGAAAGGTAATAGGTGTACGGAAACGGCGAGTCCTCGGGATTTTTTTCTGCGTATAGGTTGATGCACCGTTGCGCTTCCGCAACGAGCGATTTGGCGGAGTACGAACCGGTCTTGAGAGCCACCTTCACGGCGTGCTCCCGATCTGGAAGTCACCGTAGATGTTGTAGGTGGCTCCCCGCTGAGGACGGACGGCAGGCGGCAACTGCAATTGCGGGATAGCAGTGTTCGCCTCTTCGATGATCCGCAAAGAAGATTCGGCCTTTCCTGCCGTTACCGGGCTGACCGGAAGCCCGTACAGCGCATACAGCTCGAGCACCAGATTCCACATCAGAGCAGCCGAGTATTCCGGAGGCATCGCCAATGTGTCGTTGATCGTCTGGAACTGCTGCAACTGCTGCATGACCGTGATGTGAATCTCGTACATCGAGTTCGGCACCGGCCACACAAATAGATTGCCCATCGGGTACGCCATGTCGTAGAAGGCGAACCTAGGGAAAGCATTCAGATTCTTGATCGAAATCCGGTTGTAGTCCTCTGTCGAGCGGAGGATTTCAAGAGGGTAGTCGACCGGGAGGGGAGTTTGTACGTTCTGTCGAAAGAACGCAGATTCAAGTTTGGCGGGTCGCGTGATGTTGAAATCACCCCCAGGCCCGACCGTGTACGAAAGAGCCCCCGTAGCCTGCTTCG